ATGAATTGTATTGATAATGGAATGCATTCTTTTAAGAAATCTCTAAATAAACTATTTGAATTAGATAGAGTAAAAGATGATGATTTAGAGTTCTATCTTAAAGATATAATTCTTGACTTACATCATTCACTAGAAATTTTATGCAAATATTTGGTAGAGAAAAAGAGTAAATATTTTGTCTATGAAGATATATTTAAAGCTTTTGAAAAAGAGCTAAATATTAAATTAAATAACAATAAAAACAATAATGAATTACAAACGATTAAGTTCATAGATGCTATTAACAGGGTACTGATACTATATAACCAAGATATTGATGAGCACACTTATGGAATGTTTAAGGAGTTAAATAAGTGGAGAAATGCATTAAGCCATTATGAAGTAACAATTAAGAGAATCGAAGTTGAATTTTTGATTTCAAGCGTACTACCTATCATAATAAATATATTTTCTAAGAATATCAGTGAATTTAATGATTTTGTCAAAATTAGTGAAGTACAAAATAATATAGAAAATATATACCATAAAAGAAATGTTTGGAGATTAACTTCGATAATTGATTTGATTTCAAGATATAAAGATTGCGAAATCTGTACAGATACATTCAATAACAAAGATAAGATTTCCTTAATTGATAAAAACGATATAAAAATTATAGAACTGATAGGGTATGATCATTATCATTATTTTTCTTTATATGATTTTTTAGTTGAGCAGCTAGATAAACTTATTCTTACAAATCATTCTGACCAGTTATTAGATTCAATTATTACAAATGACAAAACAAAGTTTTTTTTAAAAACTAGATCAAATATTATTGAGAATATTGTTATAGACATTTTGCACAGTAAAATTATTTATTCAATTCACTTCTTTATTAAATGCAGTGATTTAACGTGCGATGAAATCGCAAAAAATCATGATCATGTGACTAAAGTATTTAGAGAGCTGAATCGAGCATCACAATTAAAAATAGTAACAAGCTTTACGGAAGTAAAACACAAAATTTCAGCAATTCAAAGTGTAATAGATAAATATGAAAGTTTTTTGAATAAAACAAGAGAGTTCAGATATGACAGTATTAAATATAATCACTGGGCTAAAAAACAATTCGGTGAGATTAGCTTTTCGTGGTCATATAAAAAATGTGTTGATTTGATAGATAAAATTATGAGTGAATGCCAATGGACAAACATTAGAAAAAAAGAAATGTATAACTTAAAGCAAGAAGCTGAAAAGTTAGAGTGTAAGGAAGAACATATAGATGAAATGTTACAAAAAATAGCAGCCGAAGTTACATGTGGAGATGTGACAAATCAAATAATATGTGCAAGCTTAATGGCTGATTGGGGCACAATAGATGGAATAGAATTATGCGAACCAGATATTAGCTATATAATTGTTGAGGGACATAGGAAATATTATGTGATTTTTGATTGTCATTTATCTTGCACGCGATATTTCGAAGGTGATTTTCATTATAATGGTAGTTATGATGTTTGTGTTGGAGCAAGCGTTAGTATTAACTTAATTAATAGTGAACCAACTTTAAGTAATATTGAATTACTAATGAAATAGTACCATTATGTCAACATCAGATTATTTTTGACCGTAATGACGGTTTAAAACTGACCACCTGTCAGTAAGAAACACCGGACTTTACAAATTGATTATTCCTGAGTTGCTTTATCCAAGATGAGGAGAGACTATATCTAATTTTGTAGGTGGGTTTCCATAATCCATTTTTCTAAGCTTATTAAAACGAGAGACTATCAAGGTTAAATTGATCGAAAAATCTGACCTTGATAGTCTCTTAATTTTTAAAGAGCTTAGTAGTTAAGAGGGTTATGGATAATTATGGTCTACCAAAAACCCATAAATTTATTTCACTTCTATCCAAGCCTACAGGATTATTCGCTTTCCTGAATAATGAGGGCTATGATCATTATGATTCTGTCTAATCTAATCTATTTCAAATAAAGTTGTGGCTATGTAGCATCTGAGCTTTTAGCTTATTTGCTAATGCATCGTTGGTTTTGCTGTTTTTTTATCTGAGATTAACAAAAACTATATTGTTTTTCATACCTCATTCATATGATTTTCTAAAATCCAAGAATTTAATTTAGCTCTACATTCTTTATTACTGAAAGAATTATTTTTTCGGAAATAGGTATAGTACTATCGGAAATAGGTATAGTACTAAATGAAGCACCTAATATTAAATTACTACAAGCCAGTTGATCCAAAGCCACCAGAACCTCGTTCTGAATCTGTTAGCTTTTCGACCTGTTCAACTTGCACTTTTATGATAGGTTTGATAACCATTTGAGCTATTTTCATTCCCTCAGTTACTATAAATTCATCGGTTCCATGATTTATTATTATTATACCAATTTCCCCTCTATATCCCTCATCAATAGTTCCAGGGGTATTTAAGACAGTAATCCCATTTTTTAAAGCCAATCCACTTCTAGGACGAATTTGTGCTTCTGTATTATGTGGCAGTTGTATTTTTATCCCAGTATGAATCAGCTTGATTTCACCAGGAGTTATAGTGGTATTATCGATTGAAAATAAATCAAGTCCGGCATCTCCTGGATGCGCATAGCTAGGTAATTGAGCTTTTTCATTAATCTTCTCAATATATAGTTTCATACTTTTATTCTCCCTTCAGATAGTTTTTTATTATTTCTTCAATTGAAGTGATAATTGGACTAACAAATCCTACTAAAGCAATAATATAAGGCATATATTTGTCATCTAGTTTGTTTTTATAACTTAGATAAACGAAAACACTCACAATAGCAATACTTAAGGCAATCGATATAAACTTAAGAATAAGGAAATGACCGGAGCGGTCTCTATTCTTGACATAATTTTTTACTATATCAATTAATGACTGTTTATTAGTCCGCCATGGTTGATTCTTCCACTCTTCAATTTTTGAAATTATAGCATCTTTTGTTTCTTCAGGCAAGTCATATTTAAACTCTGTGATGTTCATATTTGTAATATCACTTCTAAACGGTTGATTGTCATGCAATAATTTTGTAGAGCTTGGCATTTTATGAAGCATAATTGAGGCAAAAGTTTCTCCAACAGAAATATATTGATCTTGCTTTGAATGATTATGAACTGCGATTAACGATGTGCCAAAGAATAAAGGGTCTAAGGTAGTTCCAATATGTGATAATCCTTTAGAAACTAATTTGACTTTGGAATGATATGTACCACATATGTCTTTAGTAACAAAGATACTCTCTTCAGTTTGTATTAAAGCAGTTTCACCAGCAGGTATTTGTATTTTGCCTTTTTCGTTAATGAGAAGCTCATTTTCTGAAGCGGAAAATGCATACATGCTAGCTGTTAGATTATAGGTAGAACCTTTTAAATTTTCAACATAAAAAGGATAGATGAAAATTTTCTTGCCTAGCAAACTTTTAATCTGTCTATCGCATAACACTCCAGTCTTTAACCATGGCATGGTATCACAATCCTTTCATTCTAATTAATACTTTCAGTAGATAAATAGGTGAATACAAACATCTAGGGTATATTAGGGAAACACATAACCTACAAATTTTAGTATGAATTTGTAAAAAGACTGTTTGTTAGGCTAGTGCTAATAATTCATTTAAAATTATATATGCAAAAGGTACTAAAATCTTGAGAAATATGTCGAAAAATAAAAAAAGACCAATTCTGGTCTTTAATCCTTTTTCTTCAATGTCCCATCTGGATTATATTTCTTCTTCAATAACCCAATATACTCTTCAACCTTAGCAATATTTTCATCTAATAGGTATAAGACTACGCCGGATATAAAAAATCAAAAATTATAGGTATCTTTGACTCTTTTCGAATTAATAAGATACGCATACCATACCCCGGAATATGCAAGTGATTGTAAGACATTCTTTGTTCCAACTTTAGTTAAAACTTCTTTACTAGCTTCGGGGGACAATTTGTATGCTATTGCTACTCCATAAATTACATCAGCAAGAACCCCAGAATTAATTAATAAAAAGTTATCTAAGCAAGTAATTAAAATCTTTAATATTAGAAAAATTTTTACGATCTTCAATGAATTTGATTTTAATCTGAACAGCAATATCCCAGCATAAATGCCTAGAATAGCAATTAGAGTGGTTAAAACAATAGCAAGTATCCCATAAGTTGTAAACTTTGGATATTGCTCACCTAGCAAATTGATCCTATTTAGAATCCAAGAAATTTTCATAAATGAACTTATAGGGTAGATAATTATAAGAGTTGCGATAAACAATAGTAGCCATCCGCCAACCTTCTTTTTATTTTTATTTATTGTTGAAGTGTCATTCATAGATCATTCCTCCTGATGTCAAATAAAATCCTTTAAAGTATTTTCTACATGAACTTCACACCTATGATAGATAAATTATTACTGGTTATTTTATATATAAAATACCTGGTTCATCGATATTGTTATTTAGATCTAAATATACATATCCCTTTTTATGAACGCATTTTCATGTACATTTGATAGAAAAGCAAAATTTATAGATTTGAGCAATCAGAAGCAAATACTAAGAATTTTTTTCCAAGATCATTTTTTGAATAAATCAAATTAGTGAGAGGGCTGTCCTGTAAGCCACTAAAAGTAAAAGCATTAAAGAAGTTTTCATCGATAAGGTTATGTGATGCCAATCGCTTTAAAGATTGTTTCACAAAACCAGAATTGATATTTTTAGTCTCAAAATATTCAATAAGTGGAGATTCAAAGCTCTCTAAATCAAATGTAGTACTATAGATTTTATGAAGAACAGTTAAGTCAAAAACAGTTAGATCGGATAGAGTCCGTAAAAAATTATCTTTATACTCAAATTCAAGAAAATCTGTAGCTAAATGAATTACGACATTTTTCCATGATTCAAGTTTTTCAATATTAGCTTCCCTTGAAACTTCATCAACGATTTTGAAAAAATATCTTTGAAGTTCAGGACGTTCGCCAATGGTGGTTAGATTTTGATTACTCTTATTTAGCTTATCAAAAAAAATTTCAACATTCGATTTTTTAAATATTGAATATCCTGAAAGAACAATATTGAATACATCTAGGCCTAAACCAGTTAAGGTTGAAAGAAAATCTAAGTTCAAAGTTATTCCTCCTAAATGAAATTTGTTTTTGAAAGTGTTTAAATATCTATACCAATCACATAAATAGGTATCTGAATAGCACTTTTAAAATGAGGAAGATATCTGACTACTCGCTCATAAGATAAAGAGCCTGTCCAGTTTTGTTCATGACGCTTTTTCATATGAGACTGAAAGCTCTTCGTAGTAACAATATAAATACCAACATCGATCTTATCAAGTCCAGAATATGAAGCAACCTGAAATTTTAATAGATCTATACCAATGAAAGAAGGATGACCAAATGCTACCTCAATTCCAATACGATCTTTTAAGAAGTCCATCTTTGCTGAAGGATCACCCGGTTCATCAAATACTGGAGGTTGACTTTCCCAACCTTTACTTACAAATTTCTCTTCTAATAGAGCATTAAATCCAGGTCTAGAAAGCTCACTAATGTTTATAGATGTAGATGTTAAGATATCTTCCACTTCTTGTTTCAATGATAATTTACTATTCAATACTTGTTCAGCAAAGCGATATGAATATTTGTTTAACCTTAATGTCATAATCCCCCACCCCTAATAATTACATGAAATACTATTATTAGAAAAATTTTCTATTATTGAGTAAAAATAATATAGCAGCTAGCTGCTATATCTTAGTTAATCTTTCTTCTTCAAAGTTCCATCTGGATTATACTTCTGCTTCAGCAATTCAATATATTCTTCAACTTTTGAGATATCCTCTTCTGATAGCCCGCCAACATCTAAGTTATGGTAGGCCTTGGTAGCGAAGCCATACTTTTTTTCTACAGACTCTTTCTCAAAATTTTGATCTCTATAGTTAGTTCTTCCGAGGAGGTAGTCGGTCGACGTGCCCAAAGCAGCGGCAATTTTTACGATGATGTCAGCTTTAGGTTCTCTCAAATCACTTTCATATCTTGAGAGAGTTGCCTCAGTAGTTCCAGCTTTATCAGCCAACTCTTTCTGTGTCATATTTAATTCCTTACGAAGCTTTAATATTCTATTACCGATACTTTCCATTTGGACACCTCCTTACCAATATTATAAGTCATAGGTAGAAAAAGAAAATAAAACTTACCAAAAATACAAAAATATTATTGCTTATTACCAAATGGTATGCTAATATAAAATTACCAAATGGTAATAAGCGAGGTGAGAAAAATGAATCCTAATAAGCTAAAGGGCATGAGAATTGAAAAGGGATATACACAGGAGGAATTAGCAGCAAAGATGGGTATATCCTTAAAAACCTACAACCGAAAAGAACTAGGCATGATTGAATTTAGTCGAAAAGAGATATCAAACTTAGCTGAAGAATTAAACTTATCAATAGATAAAGTGAATGAAATTTTTTTTGACAACAAACTTACCAAACGTATAAGTGAACAAATAGCATAGGAGGTGAAGATGATGCCAAGATTACCTGACCCAAAGCTGGTTCTTGTGAAAGTAGAACCGGATGAGGACAACGAGCAACGAATGAGAGATTTTAAATCAATTCTAAGAAAGGCCGTACGCTTAAGACATACGGCAGAAATGAAAAAAGAGAAAGAGATTGGGTAGGAGGTGCCCTATGTGGCTAAGACACCCAGGAAGATAAGACTGTATATATTCATAGGTAAGGTTAGGGATCTGAAAAGGGATTTAGAAAAGACGATCAAGGTAAGTTGATTTCTAATCTAAGTATAGCAATAAAGGCTGATATAACTCTATAGATGGGTAATACAGTTAGTTTTAAATATCAAGACATCCATAACAAATAAAAGGAGGTGAGAGAAAAAATGTGTTTCGTAGAACTTATAAGGACCACCCGGATCCAGAATGGTTTATCTCAAGTAGAAATAGCAAGTCAAGTTGGGGTAACCCAGGCAGCATGGTCTAAGTATGAGAGTAAAGAAAGAAGAATACCTGATGATATAGCACAGAAGGTAGCAGAGATATTCCATAGCCCTAGACTGATAAATGAATACTTGTATGAAAAAAGGGCAGAGTTTTTCAACGTACCAATTCTGGACAATGTAGATGATAACGTAATTGTTGTACTAGATACAGTAATCGAAGAAGCTGCAGAGCTCATAAAGCATTCACAACAGCTCAAAAGGTTATTAAAGAATAAGAAGTCAGGTGATCAGATTCCTAAACATGATTGGGAAGAAATCATGAAGGCAGAAGAACAGATAGCAGATTTAATACCAGCAATAAAGCTGAACTTTGTGGTCATGGTTGAGAAGTTTGGAATGGATATCAAATCCTTGGAAGATAGGTTAAACAGAAAACTGAAAATGAAAGGTTACAAACGATAGGAGGTTTACAATGAGTAGATTATGTAACGAATGCAGAAACCTATGGCCTGAAACCTTCGGCTGTAATATATGCCCGGTATGTCAGACTAACCCAAGCAACAATCACATTGTAAGTCCGATAGCTCATGAGAGAGATGGTATAAATAATTATCTAAGAAGTAAAAGGGAAGCACATAAGGAGTCAAAAAAGAAAGATGACTACCACATGCAGCTGTCACTGCTCGGATAGTCGCCGTTCAAAAAATAATTTTGTGTAAGTTCAGTATATCAGATGAAAAATGGTAAATCAAGGAGGTCATTCACAATGAAAGATTGTGTAATTACATATATGAATAATTCAATTCAAGAAAATAACAAGGGTATAGCAGCCTGTGATTATTGTAATGGAGGAATATTACCAGGAGAGAAGATAAAATTGTGCGGTGATGGGGCTATTGTTCATATGGACTGTGTAATTGATTATGCAGTGGAGCAACTGACACCCATAATGATGAAAATCGAAGAAGCAATTGGTAAGCCAGCATAGTAGGAGAATTTAATGTTAGGCTAATGCAAACGTAGAGAGATGTAGCCGCCACAAAAATGGCAGTTCTGAGGATATAGCTTAAAAATAGCACTTATAACAGGAAATTTGCTGATATAGGCATAGCATATTAAAGCAAGGAAGGGTTAAATTCAAATGCCCTTCCTGTGAGTTATAAAGGGAGGAAGAGATATGAAGAAGCGACTAGTAATTTATGATGAAACTGGCGATGAGCCCATTGAAGACATTGTTTTTAGCGGAGGATATAACATCACCTATACAAATCTATCAGATGATGGAGCGTTGAGAAAGATACGAAAGTTGGATAACGGAAGATTTGGAGATAAGCATTGGATCAAAAATTATCTATACAGACCAATTGCTGAAAGATTGGTGGAGAAGTTTCCAGAGCTTAAACATGTTAAGCCCAATCTAATATTGTTTCTGGAAGATGTTGATTTCGCTCCAGGATCAGCAAAAAATCTTTGGATAGCCCAAATGAAGTTAGCGAATAAGCAGCTATCTGCTATGACTGGATATCAATACATCTTAGAAACGAGATCTTATTACATTGATAGTATGCAGCGAGAACAGTTAATTGCGCTTCTATACCATGAGTTAAGGCATATTGACAAAGATGGTGATATCGTAAAACACGATGTGGAGGATTGGAGTAATATGGTGGCCACTCTTGGGATTGATTGGGCAACAACCCAGGCGACGATCCAAGACTTATTATCAGATGACTTTAATCAGTGGCATGAGCTGGAGCCGATGGCAAAGCAATTGAATATGTTTAGTGGGTTAAGAGTTGTTAGATAGACATAATTAGAGTGAAGCTCGAAGGGTGTAATTGGAGATAAGGTCTCTATCAAAGGTGAGAAAGAGAACTTTTAAATATATACAGCAAGCTTATTGGATTTAAAGGGAGCAAATCATCAGGTTAGTGTTAAAGCTGATGTTATGGTTGAACATTATATTTTAGTAGGTGAACAGGATCTGGAAAATGGATTGGGAACTGATTTGACCCCGACAAGCTGCAGGAGATATATAAAGCAAGAAAACGCTCTAAATGAAACATTTATTACCGAGGAAATAGTGAAGTTTCAACATTTTAAAACAAATTTGGCACTTCCAAAGGTAAAAATGGAAAGAAATATGAAAGGCAGGCGGGTAAATTGGAGAATCCTTTCACTAGAGCAGACTATGAACTGATGGATAGCAGCGTATATCTTGAAAAGTATAAAATACAAGAATCAATAGATAAGTGCATTCAGTCTCTCGACGGATACATGGTAACGATTCTTTATTATAACAATGCCATAGAAGTAGACTGGTGTGAAGAAGCTCATAACGTTTACAGAAAGAATAAAGAAAATTATCTTTCTAACGCACACAAATGGTATGCAAAGCATATGGAACAACTGATTTTGTATAAAGAGCAGCTGCAAGCAGCCAATGATGTGCTTAAAAGAATTAGTGATGCTTCTTATAGTTTGAGGCTGGAGGAAAAAGAATTTAACTTTTAGAGGTGAAAATGATGGATAAACACATTGTTGGAATGTTACAAGTTGCCCTGGCAAAATGCAAAACTAATGTGCAAGAGGTTGTCATGGAAAGTGATGATCCTAGTTTGGTGATCGGGCTAGAACTTGGCTCTGTTATGGTTATTGAAGAAATTGAAAACATTATAAAAACGTATATGGAATAGCGCGGGAGTAGGAAACTTAAAGAGATAGATGCCCTCGTGGGGTCGGAGTTCTAAATATGATAAGCATTGTTATGATCTACGAGATTTAATTTATGTAACGTTATATAGAAACCTTTAAAGATGGTTTGAATTGTTTTTCTTAATCTAGGAGGTGGAGGGATGAGTATTCAGTTGGCTATGTGGTTGTATCAAAATCATAGAATTATTTCGATCGTCGAGAAAGGAACATTTATAGATTTTAACAAAGAAAAAGACCTCTCAACAGTTGCAGCTGTTAAGGGATCAGTGTGCTAAAAAATATGTAACTATGGCTATTTTAGCACAGCCATTACAGGATTTCAATGGAGGATTGTATGAAAAAGTCAATGATTTCTTACATAGAGCGGGGGCATACTCCGCTCAAATATAAAAAACGTTATAGAAAGTTAAAAGGAGTACTTTTCTTATTTTTAGGATTGACAGTACTTCTAAGTATTATACATATGTTTTTCTAGGATGGGGGTGAGTATGATTGAGCAGCAAGCATTTATTGAACAAGAAACCGATCGTGGTTGATACCGATTTAGCCACATGCTTTAGCGTGAATGAGGCTATCGTGATCCAGCAGGTTCACTACTGGTTGGAGATCAACAAAGAGACGGGCAAGAACTACATAAATGATCGGTATTGGACGTACAACTCAATTGAAAATTGGCAATCACAGAACTTTCCTTTCTGGAGTATAGATACGGTAAAGAGGGTTTTCAGTAAACTAGAAAACAAAGGCATATTGTTAACAGATGTTCTCAATGAAATGAAAAGAGATCGAACCAAGTGGTATTCCCTCGACTATGAAAAGCTTGATGAGTTGATGGAAGCATACGCTGACCAAAAGGTGAAATCGCACAATGCATTGGTGCAATCTGCCCCAATGCCATTAGGGCAAAATGCACCAATGGATCAGGGCAATTTGCCCCAACCATTACCAGAGATTAACACAGAGATTACAAGAGAGATAAAAGATATACGTCCGACTTCCAAGAAGTCCGACGAATCTCAAGTAGATAAAAAACATCCGCCAACTATTGTTGCCCTAACGGAGCTGCTGATCAAGAAGATCACTGACAATAATCCCCGGGCCAGTGTGCCTGAGAAGGGGACGAGCAACTATAACAAGTGGGTTTCTGAGATGGAGAAGCTTCATAGGATTGGTCCTATAGGTGGAGATAGCAGCAAGGGATATAGAATCGAGGAAATAAAGGGGTTGATCCTGTGGTGTCAGGAGGACTCCTTTTGGAAGAACAATATCCTGTCGGCAGGGAAGCTCCGAGAGAAGATCGTGATGATGGAGAACCAGATGAAAAAGCAGCAGACCGATAGGGGTGTGCAGAAAAACAGGGCACCCAATCGGTTCCATAACTTTGAACCAACGACCTTTGAGTATACCAATGATGAGCTTGAAAATATGTTAAGGCATAAGTAAAAGAACCAATGGGGAAGGAGTGGGAAAGGATGACGGATCAAGTAAGGCAATATTGTGCCCAAAGCATTGTTAGATACCTAAATGGTGATTTTGCAGAGTTCGATAGACTGGCAGCCATGGCGGAGGTTCACAATGAGCTGGAGGAAATGAAGAATCATTTGCACTTTCGGATCGGAGAAGTTATTCCACAGAAAACCATTGAAGTCATGTATATGAGGGCTGTGGCATAAAGGAGGAACGGTTATGAGTTTTGCATGTTGTGGCTCCTATCGGCAGTGCAGCAGAGAAGGGATGTGTGTCAGTACCCATGACCACAGGGACGAGTGTGATTACCAAAGGAAACTGGCGAAGGGGTTGAATTTCTTTAAGGGGAAGGACCTTTATCTGGAGATCAAGGGAAGAATGTTTCACATCGGAAAGAGAAGTGACTATCACAGGGATACCCGTCCTTTAAATCAGCAGGAGCGTGAGGATTTGAAAGGGCAGTTCAAGGATGGCAGCATCCTATGGCATGAGGGAATGCTCCTTGAAAAATGCGTGGATGAAAAATTCAGCGATACGGATCGGGCCGTGTGCAGGGTGTTTCTTTCTATCGGGCAGGAAAAGTACAACATCCATAACTACAACGGCAGGGCAGTGACGGAGAAAACCGCTTTTACGATCAGGGATTTTCTAAGGAAATATGGGATAGGTGCAGCAGTAGAGTATGTGGGCACCAAGGTTTCTAAAGCGGTAGTTCCACAGGAGAAGACTGAACCAAAGATACCCGAAACTAGAAAGAAAATCGAAGTTCGCATCGTCCCCAAGGCAGTGCCAATGGTTGGCAAGCAGATTTCCTTTGATGAGTTTCTAGGTGGAATGATGGTGAGTTAGGAGGTATGTGGTTTGAAGAAAGATTGGGATTTTATCAGGCACATGCAAAAGTGTAGCAAGCTTCAGAAAAAAGGTGATAAGTATTACTGCAGCTTTACCAAAGAGAAATGCAGCAAAGAAGGGTGCCACTTTTATTGTGGGAGCAAATAGGGAGGCAAGCTGTACTTAGAGATTTTGAGAATTCGAATCAATTATGGAGGTTAATAAATAGTGGAAGGATTGAAGAACAATATAAAATCTTTTCAACAGTTTCTTTTAAATGAGTATCATCATGAAAAATGGACTACTCAAGACGAAGGAGACTTGATTTGCGGGTTTATTCTAGCTTTGATTGACCATGTTGAAAAATTGGAAGAGAGAATGAAGACCTTAGAAAAAAAGATACTGATTAAAGCCGTGAAAGGGTTTTATGTAATGAATTGTGATAAGTCTTCTGTAGTGGCAATGGTGGAGGCTGATGCAATTTATGAAGTTTACCTAGATAACGAGTCCGAAGAGTACTTTTCAAAAGATAAAAATGGGAGAGAATTCTATGTTGGAGAATTGGACTTCAATGGAAAGTTAATATTAGAGGATGGCTTTGTGGAATTAACAAAGAAAATAGATAGCTAAGTGAGGTGATATGAATGGATTATAAACAAATTTTAGAAGAACAGATAGAAAGACTGCAGGAGGCACAGCAAAAATGTTTAACAAAAGGAGCGATTGATCTTGTCGCGCCAATTTCAAAGCAGATATTCGAAATCACCATGGCCTTATCAAATAGAAAACTACTTGGTAGTTAATTAAAAAAGTTGATTTAAAAGCAGCATCACATAAGAAAGAGAAGGGATTTTTACTATAATTACGGCTTCGAATAATAAATATTCATTGACGTAAAGGGGTGGACAAATTGAGAGAGATCATCGTAGATAACTTTGCTGGAGGTGGTGGAGCATCTACAGGAATAGAACTGGCAACAGGTAGGAGTGTAGACATAGCTATCAATCATGATCCTGCTGCTATCGCAATGCATAAGGCGAATCATCCCACAACTGAGCATTATTGTGAATCAGTTTGGGAAGTTGATCCCAGGGAAGCAGTTAGGAGTAGGCCAGTAGCATTGGCTTGGTTTTCTCCAGACTGCAAGCACTTTAGCAAAGCAAAGGGTGGCAAGCCTGTAGATAAAAATATCCGGGGACTGGCTTGGGTAGCTGTGAAGTGGGCCAAGCAGGTAAAACCTCGTGTGATCATGTTAGAGAATGTTGAGGAATTTAAATCATGGGGACCACTAAAAGAAGATGACCAAGGAAATCTATACCCAGACCCTGAGAGAAAGGGAGAAACCTTTGAACTATTTATCAAGGCATTAGAAAAGCAAGGATATAGAGTAGATTTCAGGGAATTAAGAGCCTGTGATTATGGCGCGCCAACAATTAGAAAGAGATTCTTCATGATAGCACGGCGTGATGGTAAGCCGATTGTCTGGCCGGAGCCAACCCATGGAGATCCTGAAAGACTTGAGGTAAGATGCGGATTATTGAAACCATGGAGAACAGCTGCTGAGATTATCGATTGGTCCATTCCTTGCCCTTCAATATTTGAGAGGAAAAAGCCGTTAGCAGAAAATACGTTGAGACGGATCGCTCGAGGGATTCAAAAATTTGTGATTGATAATCCAAATCCATTTATTTTGAGATATAAGTTTGAGAACGAGCCTGAAAGTGCATTCAAACCATTGAGCACAATTACATCGGTAAATGGTCACTATGTTGTTACACCTTACATTGCACGCATAGGCCAGACTGGTTTTGGAGGGGATAGGATTTCTTATTCATTAGAGAATGTATTGACTACCATTACGACTAAGGCTGAACATTGTCTAGTCACACCATTTCTAACAAGCTACCACTCTGAAACTACCGAAGATGAAGTACGGGGACTAAGCGTAAATTCACCAATACATACATTGGATACATCGAATAGATTCGGGCTTGTAGCAACATTTATTTCAAAGTACTATGACGGATGCAGCAGATCAGTTGCTTCGGGATTACATGAAGCATTACACACGATTACAGCTAGGCCAGTACATTCGCTCGTTACAAGTCACTTGATACAAATGAATAAGAATTGTGATGGGCAAAAGGCAACGGAGCCCTTAAGGACGATTGTCGCAAGTCCAGGTCATTTTGGAGAAGTAAGAACATTCCTCATGACATACTACGGCAATGGTGATGATGCTGGGCAGCGTGTTGATGGACCATTAAGGACTATAACATCCAGAGATAGATTTGGGATAGTAACCATCCATGGACAGGATTATCAAATCGTAGATATCGGGATGAGGATGCTTGAGCCCCATGAACTATTTAGAGCCCAAGGGTTTCCGGAAGATTACATCATAGATAGGGACCACAAAGGAAATAAGTATCCAAAGACAGCTCAGGTGGCTAGATGTGGCAATGCGGTACCACCGCCTTTTGCAGAACACCTAGTAAGGGCAAATCTTCCAGAATTATGTGATGTTGTGGAGGATGAGAGACAAATCGGTTAAATGAAAGAAGGTGAAGGCTTGAAAGTAGGATTAATAGACTTTGACGGGAAGATACCTAATCTGGCACTGATGAAGCTAAGCACCTACTATAAACAGCATGGGGCAGAGATATTCTTAAATAACGTACCAAAAGATGCAGATAAAGTTTTCTGCTCTGTGTTGTTCACCTGGAGCAAAAGAAAAGCTGAACAGCTGCAGCAGGTATATCCAAATATTGAATATGGCGGTACAGGATGGGATATACATAAGCGACTTCCTGCTGAAGTTGAAAATTGTAATCCTGATTATGAGCTTTACATGATCGAAGATATTCTCCCAAGGATCAATGGTGGGATCGCAAGCAAGGAAAGTAAGGTAAAGAAGGCCCAGACAATCATAGATGCAGGTATCGGATTTACATCAAGAGGTTGCGTAAGAAAATGCGGATTCTGTTTTGTACCACCCAAGGAAGGAGAATTCCGACAGGTTGCTACCATAGAGGATTTGATCAATCCAGAGAGTAATGTTGTGATTCTCTTGGACAATAACATCACTGCTGACCCACTGGCGGTTGATAAGCTCCATGAGATACGGGACAGGGGACTTGTAGTTGATATCTCCCAAGGTATAGATGTTAGACTCATAACCCCAGAGATTGCCCAAGCATTGTCAGAGGTTAAGCATCTAAGATCAATACATTATGCATGGGATCTAATGGGGTTTGAAAAACAAATCATCGAAGGGATCAATATTCTCTCTGAAAGAGCAAAGAAATGGCGTCACATGTGCTTTATGCTCATCGGATACAATACAACATTCGAAGAAGACATGTATCGATATAGAAAGCTTACAGAACTAGGTATCAAGCCATATGTCATGCCATATAACAAGCAATATCCATCTAAGAAACACCACTGTTTTGCAGGATGGATAAACGGAAGGTACCATACGGTGTGTGAGTTTGAAGAGTATGAACCCTGGGTGAAAGCTCAAAGAGAATGCAGTGAGCAGATAAGCATGGTGATATGACGCTAAAATAAGATTGAATGAAAGTGAGGGATAAAGATGGGAAATGACATTATTGAAAAAGCAAAAAATGCATTGGATAGATTACTTGAAGGAAAAAGTTCTATCAACCAAATACGAAATGAGTTTGGATTAAAGTCCATAGATGATAAATTGCTGAATGAATGCTGCAGACGGGTGCTTGTAGAAAGTAATTGTGGAAGAATGAAAGGTTTAAAAGTTGATCATTCAAAGGGCGTAAGAGATGTACTGTTATTGCTAGAGGTTCAAGGTGTAGAAATCAATGGAAACTACATAGAAATAGAAGAAGAACTCGTTAGAAGGCTAAACGAATACGATGAGCTGATGGAGCAGCTTGATACATTATCAGATACAGTAAATATCCTTTCTCCTTTGATGATGAAATGTCATGATCTAAAAGCATTAAATCGTGATTTTGTGCAATTATTGAAAGAGTGTCATGATAAGTTGAATGGTTGGAATAGAGAAGATCATCAACTTCAAAATAGAATTATGGCAGCCATAGAAAAAGCAAAGGTAGTGGAATGATGAAAACTTTATCTATAATTCAACCATGGGCCACATTGATAGCCACTGGTGAAAAGAGAATTGAGACTAGATCCTGGGCAACCAAATATAGGGGACCGTTACTGATCCATTCGAGCAAGAAGATTGAAAAGTTCATATGTGATAAAGAACCATTTTATTCAACCTTGCATAGTAACGGCATAGATTCCTTTGAAAAATTGCCGATAGGAGCCATCATTGCAAGGTGTAACTTGGTTGACTGTCTTAAAATTATAGATTGGGAACTAGGAGATAATCTCAGAATTATAGGAGCAACATTGGAAAACGATCAGAAAGTTTCAGGCAATGAAGTGGAGTTTGGAAATTACTGCTTAGAAAGATATGCATGGATATTGGAGGATGTTGAAATTCTTAAGGAACCTATACCAGCTAAAGGGAAGTTAAATTTATGGAACTTTAGGGGCGAAATTGAGACTTAGAGAAGAAAGGTGGATGAAATATGTTAGAAGAACTATTACTCAAATACAAAGGATATAGTCCATTGCTAAATTATTTTGATGAATCAGATTATGAAGTGGAGACAGGATATCATCCAATGGGATGGCATTGCAAAATTAATACAGAACCTTTCAAGGATAAAGATTTAGAAAAAACTCATGTATACGGATGCAAAACACCTTTGGAAGCTTTGCAACAAGCAATAAAAGATATAAAAGTTATAAGCAGTCTGTGATTTTACATTATGAAACGTGAGTATTGTTGTAATATTTGTTTATCTTAGGAGTATCCAGCAAACAGTAAATTAATCCTCCACTAATGATTTTTAGAGATGGCTAAAATATAAGTTTCCCTCAACCCCACACAGATTTATCTTAAGTACTTTTTAAGCAAATAAATCTTTAGTATATCTAGGTCTTATCTTTAGTAAATGGATATTACTTCACTAGTGATATCAAGTAGCTTAAAATCATTATGACAGTGTGATTATCTAACTTGATATGAATGTTCAGTTCCATCCATTCACCGCCTTCAATAGGTTTTTAAAAACTATTATCTGGGTAGAGTCGAAGGATTACCTTAATTATGATCAAAGAAAATCATGTTTATACACAATAAGGAAATTAAAAATACGACTCAAAATAATTACCATTAGTTTAAAAATTCTGGAGGATTCACATACTACATAAATCTATGGCTTAAATAATGAACTAGGTAGGATGGGAATCAGGTGAAAGCAGGCCTATTGAAAAATAAATTGTGAAAGTGTTGAAGTTAATGAGGTTGATAATTGGGAGTATGGACATAATGATCGCGTTAGTCTTACTTAATGGATTTAGGAAAAATGCCTATGGTGACGGTCATGGAAACTTAGGGGCAGGAACTGGAATTGCATTGTTTCTTGTATCAGGTGTGCTACTTGTATCTTAAACTAAGATTGAGTGGAGGGTGATATATGAGATTTCATTTTCACAAATGGGAATTTATCAAACACTGTGGGGCGTACAATAAGTACAGATGCACAAAATGTGGAAAAGAAGAAATGAGGTATATAGGTGATTATGCTGTAAGGAAACTTGATAATGAACGTATCAGGATATTAAGAAATAAAAATTAATGGATTTAAATAGGGGATGATGTGTATGGATACCTCCAATAATGATAGGAAAGAGTATATATTGAAAAAGGCAGCAGTATAGGACGAGGATGGTGGGACATAATGACAGAAATTAGATGTATTGCTTGTAAGAAGGTGTTGGGAAAGATTCCCGAGGGAACAGAGGTAGAGATCGAGATCAAATGCCCGAAGTGTAAGACGACACATACATATAAGATAGAGGCTCAAGAAGCCCAGGTAGGATAAACCTGGGCTTCTTGTTTTTTATAGAAGATGGGAAGGTGGAGAGAAGGATGAGGTTAAGTGATTCATACATGGATTTGTGCAATTCCATTGATGCATGGAAAGCAAGGCTGGAAGGATATAAAGGAGAGTTGAAGGTTTTAACCAGATTGGCAAGATTAGATGGACCTAGCGATATTAAGGCAGTGAACTATTCTGAGGTGCGTTCAGGTGGTTTTGTTCAGATGCCTTTTCTGGAGGCCCTTGAAAGAATTCAGAAAATAAAAAGCCATATTTTACTCCATGAGGAGGCCATTGCACATCTGGAGGAGACTAAAAGAAAGATGGAAGAAAAGGTTTCACAACTAAGTGGGATTGAAAATCAGGTGGTTTACATGAGGGACTTTCAAAAGAAAAAGCTTATAGAGATCGCCGATGAACTGGGGTATTCCTATGACTATATCCGTGAAATATCAGCTAAGACGAGAAGAAAAGCTGCACAGGAAAAGAAAAAATAGGTAAGGACAATGAGTAAAGAAAAAGGGGGACTAAAATAACGAAAGTCGGATTTTTTAACAGTTCGACATTGGAGGGTCAAAAAACGATGATATATAATGTAAGAAAAAAATTTTTTGAAAGCATGATTTACCATATAAACCCGACTTTCATTTTTGGGACAAAAAAGTGGTTCTAGCCATTGAATTTAAAGGTTAGAAGCTAATTCCATGTAAAAACACGATAAGGAGAACATTTTATAACTCGTATTTTGGAAGGTGAAAAATTGAATGGAACTGACAACTAAACTAATTCAAATGACGATAAGAAAACATTATATAGCAATTGTATCCCTAGCTAAAAATACGAGTTATTCTGATAGGAGGAAGTATGGCAAGAAATCGAAATCCTAATAGAGAAAAAGCATTTAAAATATACAGAGAGCATCAAGGTAAAATAACAACCAAAGAATTAGCACGACTACTTGATGAGAAAGAGAAAAACGTTGAGTATTGGAGAAATGCAGATGATTGGAAGAGAAAATACAATCCAAAAGGTGGGGCTCCGTTAGGTAATAAAAATGCTACTGGAGCTCCAGAAGCAAATCAATACGCAAGAAAGCATGGATGGTATTCAAAATATCTTCCAACAGAGGTGAGAAATCTAGTCAAAGAGGCAGAGGAAGCTGGAGGGTCGCCGTTAGACATCCAATGGGCAATGATTATGACCAAATGGATCAATATACTTAGGTCTCAGAAAATCATGTATGTTAAAGATGAACATGATAAATCAAAAGAGCTTAAGAAATTTAAAAGCCAACAAGATCTAAAAGGCCCAAAAGATGCAAAGATGCTTGTTGAAACATATAGGGAAGAAGAATATGAGATTCAGCAAGCATGGGATAGACAAGCAAACCTGCTAAATTCCCAATCCAGAGCAATGGCTACATTATCCAGGTTGATTAAAGACTATAATGAAATGCTTCATGCTAATTGGGATACAGCTACTGAGGAACAAAAGCTGAGAGTTGAAAGATTGAGGATGCAAATTCAGAATCCAGAGCTGCAGCATAGGAAAGAGCTTAGCGAGAAAAAGCTTGAACTTGAAAGAGAACGGTTCGAGCATACCAAGGAAATGGATAAGACAAAGATGTGGTAAAGCATACAGGGAACAAATGATGCAAGTATGTAAAGATTTAAAAGGAAGACATATTGGGGAGTGGTTTTAAGTGAATCATGGATAAGTTCCACTCCCCCCCCACCCTGGCGAAAAAAATACGAATTCAAAAGACCGGAGGGTATCCCTAATTTTCACACACACTAAAAAAATGACTTTTTCCTTGAAAACTTTTGAAAAAAGTTGAAAATGGATGATAATATTCGAAAATAGGTGAGAACTCAAGCTATTTGAGTCGATGAAAGGCGCATGACCAAATAAATTGAACCAATGTTCAAGATCAATATTGGAGCTGAACGGCTTATGAAGATAGGGAGACTAACAGCTAAGAAGTACCTATAGAACTACTAACCAAAGATTAGAATGTAGGTGATATGGGAATAGCCCTGGCGAACTGAAATATCATATGGTAGTTGAAAGAATCTATGAATTACTACCATGGATTCCAAGACTGTAGTATAGCAAGAACCAAATTGATCATATAATTGATGAAGTAGTTGAATGTTTTCAACGATATTTTTCCGATGAGGAAGAATTTGCTAGGACATAGTGAAGATGCTGGGGCATGCATAATGCTCTGGCTTTTTTTATTTTGCACAGAAATCTAGGTAGAAGAAATCCTCTACAGAATAATGAGTATGCGTAGTGAAATTTCACATATTGCAGAGCAGGGTTCTCACTTGTAAACATTTTGTTAATGAATTTCTGATGGTTCTATTCACATAGATGTTAAAAGATTAATAATAGAACCCTATAAATATAATACCAGAGATTAAACGCAAAGATAATTATAAAAATAGCCTTTGCATTTTATGGTCCAACTGCACTTGAAGACGATGAATTTCTACAGGCTATTTAAGAAGATAGACATGAAATTCGGAAATTGTTTTCATCTAAAAAAGCAATGTAACAAAAACAAAGAACATTACATTCAGGTGGCGTTTTCTGATGATATATAAAGAAGAGAAAATTCTATTTGAATGTAATAGAATACCACATATATTACATTGAGAGAGGGCAAAAAACAAAAGGTACTTTGGGAGGTCCATGAACGCTGCGGGTCTAGCGAAGCCCAAGGTTCCGCTAGATACAAAAAAATTTTCATTGCCCTTTCCGTTTCCAAAACCTAAGGCATAAAGGAGACAATTTCGAAAGGCATTAGAAGTAAAATTTTTAATCAACTAAATACAAACTTAATCTAAATCTATTTTCTACGACAAAACGATAGGTTGCCATCAACCCTATTACATCGTATTAGCTTTAATGTATCTTTGAAATTTAAATAATTTTTAAAAGGATTTTGAAGGAAATTGGAATCTGTCAAGAAATTGGTGTAAACATTCTGAAGTTCATATATATGATTAAGAACGAGGGGGGATTAGAATCTCCCCTCGAAATGTATGCTTAACTGGCCAATATCGACGATAAGGGGACTATGACAGAGGCTACATATAATACTTTGGTGCACCGCTGTGCAGACCTCAGTAAAGAATGGGATCTTGATCCAAAGCCATTGGGCGATCTATGGCTGCACCAGGAAGTAGTAGGATGGAAGGATTGTCATCGATGGTTTGTACAGAATCCTTTGAGTTGGCATAAATTCCAGGAAGAAGTCTTTGAAGTGATGAAAGGGGGAAATATATTGGGTAAAGTATTTAGAGATGTAGCTGATGATCGTTGGTCAGCAAAGGATATAGAAAAAGCAAAGGCACTTGGTCTAATTGCTGGAGATTCAAATGGTAATTTCAATCCTACGGGGCAACTAACTAGGGAGCAGGCGGCAGTTATTATGGTAAGGCTATATGAAGTCATTAAGGAGGGAAAATAAATGACAAAAATTGATTGGATGAGGAAATTAAGCTCACGGAAGTTCTGGAGTTTACTTATGGCGCTTATTGCTGCCGGTTTGGTGTTGGTGAAAGTAGAGGCAACTGTAATTTCCCAAGTATCCGCAGTTATCGGTGCATTTTCTTCGGTTGTTATATATATTCTAGCTGAAGCCAATGTAGATGGAAAAAGAGTTGAAACACCGAAAGTTGAGCTTATTGATAATGATGATACCAGAGCCTAGTGCTTTGGCATTTTTCATTTTTTGACAAGATTATTAAAGGATTTCTATAATTTTTGTAAAATATATACATTTAAAAGTATTTGGGGGTAACACCATGTACGAATTGATTCTTTTTTCTTCATTCGTTTTAATACTAATCATTACTTTCTTTCTACAGCATAGTTTAATAAAATCGAGATATAAGTATGGCTGGATAAAGGTATTCATACCATCAGTTACTTTCATAGTTGTTCAACAATACTTTTTCTTAGAAGCAGATTCAGTGGGATGGGAAAGAGCACTAGGGTACTTTGTTTGTACTTTTGCTTTCGGAACGATGAGTGTTGTAAGTACCTTGCACGGTTTGTGGTTAAGGTTTAGGAAGAAAGAAATATAGTATTAGTAATTGAAGTCACAAGAAATTATTCTCTTGTGAAGTTACGGATAATACTAACATTTGTGTTTTTTAAGTCTAAAGTGAGGAGTGTTTTATTTGAAAATTCCTTTACAGGTGCATAGTGGTGACCCTATAGAATACGGAGATTTTATTTCGGTTAAGAATACTAATTACCCAGGGAGCTACAGACCAATCTGGGGATACTGGTTAAGCGATTATACACCAGGGTCAAAATATCCGTCTGTATGGCTAGAATATGTATATAATGACCCAGAAATGGTCGAATGCCACAGCAGGCCCTACTACTTGGTCTATGAGGTTAAAGATACTAGCAGAGTATATTTTATTAATTGCTATGAGGATTTTATAAAATTAATAGATAGATATCCATTAGAAGTTGATAATTATATTGAGATTGATTTTGAAAAGATGGCATTGGATTGGGATGGTATATACTTAACTAGTTCAGGCTTTATAAGCTGTTGTAATCCAGATATTGATATTCTTGAAATGTATGGAATGAAAAGTACTAAGTATCCTTCATTAGAATCTTGGGCGATCCCTTCCTTGTTAGTTTTTAACCTACAGATCCTAAAGTTCTGTAGGGAAGAAAAAAATATATTTTATAGAGACTAA